ATGATGGGGCAAAACCATCGTCGGATTCATCATCGGATTGCCTGGCGATATGCGGTTCCGAAGATCATCGACCAACGGCATCGGAAGCCGTAAGGCCTCCGGCATAAACAATGGGGGAACAGTGACAACAAAGAACCTCAAGCCGTTTCCGAAGGGCGTCAGCGGGAACCCGAAGGGGCGGCCAAAGCTGCCGGACATTCGCGAGGCGTTGGCGAAGGTGCTGGCCGACGAAAAGGACGGAATCACGGCCCTCGAAGCGACGCTGGCGGCACTCCGTGCAAAAGCAGTCCGCGGTGACGTGCGGGCGGCGGAGGTGCTGCTCGATCGGGCGTTCGGAAAGGCGGCGCAAACAATGGACGTCACCTCGGCCGGCGAGAAGATCGTGACGCCGCCGATCGTGTGGTCGGATGCGGTGGGGTCGTGAAGTATTACGAAGGATGGTGGGAGGCGAACCACGTGACGCGCGGCAACGATCTCGCGCGGTGGCTCTGGGAGTCGGATCGCTCGAGCCGTGAGGCGGTCGGGGCGATCGCGGACCGGTTGTGTCGGGACCGGCTCACCGTGCTCGAGTGCGGTCCTGGCGTCTATGTGGATGCCGAGATGATTTGGCAGGACCGGCCAGAAGTCGCGTATCAGGCGATCGACGTGACGCCGGCGATTGTGGCCGCGGGGACGGCGAAAGGGTTCGCGGTGCAGCTCGGGTCGGTCGAGGCCATTCCGTTGCCGGATCGCTCGGTCGACCTCGTGTACTGCCGGCACGTACTTGAGCATCTGCCGAGCTACCGTCAGGCGCTGACGGAGATGATGCGGGTCGCCTCGAGCGTGGCCGTGGCGGTGCTGTGGCGGCTCGATGTCGAGGCCGAGGCCGATGTCATTCTATGGAATACGGTCGAGGACGTGCCCGACACCTTCCATAATATGTACGCGCAACGGGCAATCTCGGCGTGGTTGGACGGGCTCGGCGTGCCGTACACCTGGGAGCGGACGCGGCAGGATTGGGTACTGACGATGGACGTGACGCGATGACGGGGGCGGGCTCGGCGACGGTCGAGCCGCTGGTGTTGCTCGCGCCGTACCGGGCCCTGTTTCATCCCAACCCGTCCTGGCGCTACGCGTTTCTGACGGGCGGCCGCGGGTCGGGGAAATCGTTCCATCTGTCGGTGTTCCTGCTGAACCTGACGTACGAGACGGGGCACGTCATCCTGTTTACCCGGTACACGATGGAGTCGGCCGGCGCGTCGATTATCCCGGAGTTCGTGGATAAGCTCGAGCGGCTCGGGAAGCGGGACGATTTCGATATTACCCAAAAGGAAATCGTCAATAAGTGGACCGGCAGCCGTATCCTGTTCCGCGGCATCAAAACCTCGAGCGGGAACCAGACGGCGAAGCTCAAGTCGATTCAGGGCGTGACGACGTGGGTGCTGGACGAGGCCGAGGAACTAGTCGACCGGATGACGTTCGACCGAATTGACGACTCGATTCGCTCGCAGCTCCGGCCGAACCGCGTAATCCTGTCGCTCAACCCGTCGACGGTCGACCATTTCCTGCACGGGCTGTTCGTGGCCGCGCCCCGGGCGGATACGCTGTATATCCATACGACCTGGCAGGATAACCGCGACAACCTCTCGGAGTCGTTTCTCGCCAAGATCGACGAGACGCGGACCAGCAACCCCGGCCGGTACGCGCATATCTATGCCGGCGAGTGGTTGCGCGAGGTGGCCGGGCTGCTGTGGACGCCGACGGAGATTCAGCGGGCGCGCGTGGCGACGGCGCCGGACGATTTAAGCCGGGTCCTGGTGGCGATCGATCCCGCGGTGACGGCGAACGCGGAAAGCGACGAGACCGGCATCGTGGTCGTGGGGGCGGATCGGAACCGGCGCGGGTATGTGCTCGAGGACCTGTCGGGCCGGTATTCGCCAAACCAGTGGGCGACGATCGCGATTGACGCGGCGCGGCGGTGGAAGGGCTCGATTGTGGCCGAGACGAATCAGGGCGGCGATATGGTGACGGCGGTACTTAAGTCGCTGGGCGATCGGGCAAACGGTATCCGGATTATCGACGTGAAGGCGAGCCGGGGAAAGCTGGCGCGCGCGGAGCCGGTGTATTCGCTGTACCAAGAGCAGCGCATTTTTCACGTTGGGGCGTTTCCGTTGCTCGAATCGCAGATGGTGGGGTTCAATCCAGAAAACCAGATCACGTCGCCGGACCGGGTGGATGCGCTTGTCTGGGGGCTCTCGGCGCTGCTCTTGACCGGGGCGCAAGCGTTTGTCGTATGACGGGCCGTAGGTGTCAAGGATGAACGCCGGTTCGGTTGACGCGTCGCGCGGGGCGGCGTAGGCTTGCAGGGGAATGTGTCACTCTATTTCGTCGGGGCCGCATGACTGAAAACCGACCGCCGTTGTTGACGCGCCTGTCGACGGCGCTGCGGACCTTGCGCGGCGAGGCGATGGTGCCGGCCGCGAGCGCGCGCGCGATCATTGACACGACGTATCCGAACTTTCCTGGCGGCACGGCGCAAGCGGCGCTGGTGCGGACGGCGAACCCGCAGGAGTATAAGCCGGACGGCGCGACGATTCGCGTGCAGGGGTTCAGCCGGCATCCGGTCGTGCACGCCTGTATCCGCGTGGTGGCCGATATCGTGGCCTCGGTGCCGTTGGTGGTGCTGCAGGAACGGGGCAATCGGGAGTCGCGGGTGCCGGAGACGCATCCGCTGCAGCGGTTGCTCGATTATCCTGGGCCGCGGTTCACGGCGCGGCAGATGCGGACGCGGTACGCGGTCGACTACCTCGGATACGGGAACGCGTTCTTTCAGATGGACCGGCCGAGCCCGAACCGGCCGCCGGTGGCGCTCCGGTCGGTCAACGCGGAGTCGATCCAAACGGTATGGGTCGACGCGGACGGCGACGCGCGGCGATACGATTACGGCAACTGGGCCGGCATCATCGTGCAGGTGCCGGTCGAGGACATGATCCATTTTAAAGATATGGAAATGCCCCGGCCGTTCGCGCCGGACGTGTTTGGGTTCCCGCGAGGGGCGACCGCGATCGCGAGCATGACGGCCGATAACGAGGCGACGCAGTACGTGCGGCAGGTCGTGACGAACGACGGGACGCCGACGTTTGCGGTTCTGCTGTCCGATGAGGCGACGCAGGACGACGCAATCGCGATGCAGGACCGGTATCGGGCGCGGGTCGTGGATCGCGGGAAGCGCGGGTCGCCGGCGTTTTTTGGGGCCGTGCGGGATATTAAGCCGCTCGGCTTTACGTTGTCGGACCTCGAGTTCCCGAGTCTCCGGCGGGTGAGCCGTGAGGATATTTGCGCGGCCTACGGCGTCGACCCGCGGATGATCGGGATTGCGTCGGCCACGTCGGACGCTGGTCTATCGGGGGCGCAGTACGCGGAGGCGCGGGCGCGGCTGGTGCAGCATACGATCGAGCCGATGATGTCGGCGATCGAGGACGAACTGAATAACTGGCTCGCGCCGGAGTTCGGCAACGTCTGGATTACCTACGACCACGACGTCCTGCGGGACCTCGTGGAGAATGACGGCGAGACCAGCGAGCGCGTCCGGGCCGAGTTCAAGGATTCGCTCCGGACGTGGGAGGAAGCGCGTCGGGCGCTCAAGCTGTCTCCGGTGCCTGAGCCGACCGATACCCTGGCGATGACGACCGGTACGACGTTGGTGCCGGCCGCGACGGCGGTGATTGATCCGACCGCGGTGCTCGAGGCGCCTCCGGCGACGGATAACGAGACGCCGGCGGTGGGGCCTGGGCCGATGGTCAGCGAAGCGCAGGACGAAGCCGACGCCGAGGGCGACGCGATGGCCGGCCTCGAGGACGAGCAGGGCCGCGCGGACGAGATGTCGAACTTTCCGGCGAAGGGCGACGATAAGGCGGTGAGCCTCCGCAACTCGCAGTGGAAGCTGTTCCCGGTGGCCGAGGCCGAGGACCTGAAAGCAAACTGGCCGGCCATCTGGCGGAAGGGCGGCAATATCCGCGGCAATCGGCAGTTTATCGCGCTGGCGCCGATCGCGAAGCGCGGCGGGAAGCCGGACGGGCTGGCCGAGGAAAACGCGATCCGGCTTCGCGAGGCGTGGGGCGCGCGGCATCGTGGGAATACGCGCCTCGCTGGCGTCGTCGCGCAAGTGAAGTGGCTCGTCGTGGGCGATAACGGGTTGCCGTTTATGCGCGAGGTGCTGCGCGAGGCAAAGGCGAAGGTAAAGGGGCGGAACGCGGCGTACCTCGAGGTGCGCGCGATGGCGGATAGCGCGTTGTCGGGCGATCAAATCGAGGCCCTGTACGAGCTGCTCGAGGCAATCGTGGAGCAGGAATTGCCGCCGGCCGCGGTCGAGGCGCTGATCCTGGCGGCGTTCCCGAAGCTGTCGCCGTCTCTGGTGGCGTCGATGATCGAGGCCGCGGCGATGTTTGTCGCGCCGGACGAGGAGCCGGAGGACGAGGAGCCGAAAGCGCCCGAGGACGAGGCGCCGGAGGAACCGGAGGACGGCGAGGAACCCGAGGACGACGAACCGCTCGAGGCGGCCGCGGCGATGTGGTGGGAGCGCCTGTCGCGCGAGGAACTCGAGGCCGACGGTCGGTATCAATACTGGCGCGCGGTGAACGACGAGCTCGATCGGCGCGAGGTGGGGTTCTACGATCGCGCGGTGACGTTGTTTAAGGCGGAACGCGAGTCAGTCGGGGCGATGTTTGGGGTCGGGACGCGCGCGGACGATGAGGTCTTGCGGCGGATCGAGCGCAAGATTCGCGAGGCGTATACGGACGAGGACGGCGAGTATTACCGTGCCTGGCGGGATGCGTACCTCAAGCTGATCGGCGAGACGTATATGGTCGGGGCGCGACAGGTGGGCGGCGTCGGGCTGTCGTTTACGCTTGAATCGCCGCAGGTACTCGAGGCGATCACGAAGCGGGCGGATACGCTCGCAGAATTGGTCGGCGAGACGACCTCGAAGCAGATTCTGGCGGCCATTCGGGCAGCGGAAAAGGCTGGACTGTCGGTCAAGGAAACGGGCCGGCTCGTGCAAGCGGCCGTGTTCGGTGAGACGGTCACGGATGCGCGCGCGCGGACGATTGCGCGGACGGAATCGGCGGGCGCGATGTCGCAGGGGAACTGGGATCAGGCGCGGGAGATGGGCGACCTGTATCAGTCGAAGGAATGGTTGGCGTTTGAGGATAACCGGACGCGGCCGACGCATCTTGGCTGTATGGCCGAGGGCCGGATTCCCTTCGAGGATCGGTTCTCGAATGGACTGCAGTACCCGCTCGATCCGGCCGGCGACGCGGCCGAGGTGATTAACTGCCGGTGCGTCCTGGCGTACTACGATACGACGGTGGAGGAAGTGCCTCGATGAGCAAGACACAGACGCCGGCCGTGAAGCCGACGCAGTTCTATAGCGCGGACGCGCACCTGCAGATTCGGGCCGAGGGCGGAGGGCTGCCGCCGGGGATTGCTGGCCGTATCTCGGGCGTCGCGCTGACGTATGAGGTGCTCGATAGCTACCGGACGATTTTTGCCCGGGGCTCGGCGAAGCGGTCGATCGATAATAAGGTGGCCGCGCGGAAGGTGCCGTTGCTGATGGATCACAACAAGACGACCGCGGCGCACGTCGGGGTGGTGGCGGCGATGACGGAGGTCGGCGACGCGGTGATGATGACGGCCGAGGTGTTCGACACGCCGGAAGGTCGGGCGGCGCTCGAGTACGTCAAGGCGGTGATCGCGGCCGGGGCCTCGACGGGGCTCTCGATCGGGTTCGTGCCGCGGCGCTCGGAGATGGTGCAGACGGCCGACGGGATGGCCGAGCGGTTTACGGAGATCGAGCTCCGCGAGGTCTCGATTACGCCGATGCCGGCGGTGCCTGGCGCGGACGTGACGGGCGCGCGCGCGGACGCGGTGGCGATGGACGAAGGGAAGGAGGTCGGCGAGGACGTGCCGGCCGAGGACGTTCCAGCAGGGACGGCAACGGACGCGCGATCCGATGCGGACCTGTTGGCGATCGCAGCGCGGGTAGCGTTGGACGCGATGAGCGCGGACCAGCGGAACGCGTTGCTCGAGCAGTACCGCACGATTCCAGCACCGATTC